GTGGTCTAGTCTAGTGCAAGCACCACACCACGAAGCCGTAAAGTATACTACAACATATTCAGGGTTCTTATTCGCTGGGTTTAGAAGAGCCTCGAACTGTTGCTGGTTCTCTAGGGGGATCATCTGATTTCTCTGGCTTCTTGTAAGTATTTCTCATTGTATAAAATACGTAGCCGCTGAAGGCAACTAGGGCAATGCTGAATAAGAGGACAGATGTGGAGACAGAAGGACCCTCCATCATAGAGGCAAGGGCTAGAGCACCACCTGCTTGCGCAGCTTGTGTAGCAACGGCTGGAACCTCAGGAACCTGTGGGGTGCTCTTCTTAGCAGCCTCTATTAACTTATCTGGGTCGGCCATCTCAGATGCCACCTTTTCTCCAATCGCTGGAATTTTTGCAGCTAAAGAAGCAACACCTTCAGCAGCCTTGGCTCCTTCAGAAACAACTCCTACAGTACTTGCTATAGCAGTGTCAGCACCAATCTTGGCCTTGTCAATTGCCTCAGATGCCACATCGCCTGCCTCCTTAGCAACATCCTTTACTTCACCAACAACTACATTCGCAACACCACTCGTAACAGCCTTTGATGCTTCACCCACACCTTGGACTGCTGATCCAACACCTTTTACAACAGAAGCTGCCGCTTGAGCCGGCGCAGTAGCATAATCAGCAGCTGTAGTTATAACATTCGCTGTAGCCTTTCCTGTTGAAATAGGAACTTCTGACCAGGCAGTAAAGAGGCGTTGAAACCATGATGGCGGAGGAGGTGGAGGAGGTGGGTATGGCCCTAGTGCATCACGTCTAAAGTATGTTCCTACAAGCATAGATGCCGGAATCATGTGAGGGACACCGTGTTCAAATATATCTCTTGTCTTGAATAGCACATGGAATACATCATAGAAAGACCATGCGATGGCAACGAATGTTAGAGGGAACAAAATATAAAATAAGATATGAAGTATTCCACTGATGTAGTCTCCAAGAACAAACTTGTTAATTGGGAAAACAATAAATACACATGTAGTCAAAACATAGAAGAGATAACGCCATGGTCCAGGGATTTCCTTAGGAGAAGGAGTGTATTCCTTTGATCCAGTGAAGATCCCTGCGCCAATTCCAGTTGGTCCATAGAATGGAACACCAATTCCGAATTTCTCTACGTATTCACGTTCTCCTAGAGCTTGTGCTATATCATAGAAATACCAGAAACCTAGAAGTGGAATGATACTCAGAAACTTTAAAAGGGCCGTTAAGGGACTTCTCAATGCTAAATGATCTAAGCCAAAGAGACCTCCAAATATAGTCAGCAATATATATACAAAATATGAGATTTGAGCCCCCTTCCAATAAGAGCCCTGTGTAACTTTAATGTCTAGCATAACGCTTCTAATGATTAGATTGTAAATAGAACTCCTCCAAATCCGTCTGCGATTCTTAGAACATTGTGGTTAATTCCATAGACCCTCGCGTGCAAGGTTCCTGGATTAGGGCATGGTGCTATAGTTCCAGGTGGGGGAGGTGTTCTTGGTGGGTTTACTACAGCGGGAACTAAGTTCACTTGTAAGATGACTGAGTCAATACGACTGGCATTAAAGGATCCACTGGGTTGAACGTCTTCTGGGTTCAAGCAGAAACTGTAAGAATAGACAAAGAAGTCCTCAGGAACAACTGTATGGTATTGCCAGGGTTGTACTAATCTGAAGTATCCTGCGTCTCTACGCTGAAATCTATCGAACCCGTCAAGTTGTAAGACAGTATCTTGTAAGATATCCTGTCTTACTCCAGATTCATAGATACCCAGGGAACTGTAATTGAAGTATTCGTGATAGCGTTTCATATCGTCTCGTTGAATAAACCAGAAAAGTTCTCTGATTGGATGATTGAATTCAAGTCTTATAGAGGCTGCGGTGGCACCGGGGGCAACAGGTATTGGTGCGGTATACTGGACTTGCTCAATCAAGTATTCATGGGCATTGCTAACAAAACGTCTACGCTCTTCAATGTCCAAATAAATGTAGTCACCCCACAACATTAGTTCAGTTATAGAGACTGGTGCGACTTCGAGATTTGAACATTCGGGATTTGTAAGAGCTGGAGAATACCAGAGTTGTGATAGAGGTCTTAGAGTAAGATTAATACGAACCGGATGATATTGTAAGGCAATAAGAGGCAAGGCTAAGCCAGGGTTATTACAGAACCAAAATCTTAGAGGAATGTAAAGTTTTTGTGGGCCAAAGAGATTGGGAGGTGTAAATCCATCGACCTTGCCAATCATGTTATAGAAGCCAGCCTGCTTGCTTCCAGGTGTTATATAGGAAGACCAAATCTCCATCCATTCACCATTCTGTCGTTCAACTTCTTGTTCACCAATTTCTAAGGAAATCTCCTGAATTAGATTGTGTCCAATTGAATTTACATAGGACACAGCATCTCCCGTAGTCAATTTAAGAGCCGGTAACCTCACTTCTAAGACAATTTGACTTAGCAAGTCTCCCCGACGAGGGACTAGGCATGTAATACGTTTACCAAAATCAGGTGTTCCATCGAAATACATAGGTTGACTTTCAATCGCAAAATTTGTATACCGTCTGTAAACCATTTTAAACCATGTCATCTGAGGATTACCAGTAAGGAACACATCCTGCTTTCCATGTGCTACTAATTGTAATAATCCACCTTGGCCAGGCATCTACAGTTAGAAAAGGAATTGTAGTTTAGATTGGGCGCATTAAAATAATATAGAAATAGTAGTATGGCCGCTAATCAAAAGTCTCAAGACATAGACACATTAAGTGTAAGGAAGATATACGCGAAAGGAGATAATAATACGGTTCTTAGTGCAAATTCTATCCTTATAACTGATGGAAACGGAGGAACCAGGTGGATAGACATGTCAACCTTTCAAAGGGGTGTAAATTTCAATACATTTGAAACAACCCAATCAACCTTTACATCTGGTCCAGCTTCATCTAAGTTTTCGATCTTAGATGGCGTGAACGCAGGCCTTATTCCATCTGCCTCTGGAAATTCAGCGACTATGTATGCCAAGGCATTTGGTCAAATTAATGTTCTTGGGCAAGATCCTATTTACTCATTTGATACATATACTGGAACTATAAATAGCAATGTTCAAATTGTTGGTTCAGGTGTAATAGACATCACAACTGTTTCAAGCGCAAATAAGATAGAATTCTATTCGCCTGATAATGGAACATCTTCTATGTCAACAGTTGTTGGAAATTTTGTTAACCTCAATAATGGTCTATCAGATAAAATAGCAGCCTTTAATTCTCCATTCTCTACTTTCATATATGATGCCATTTCATCTTATTCAACTGTTCAAGGGCCTCTTGTTGTTTTCCCTCAGATGCATACTGCCATTTCTAGTTTTTCAACTTCCTTAGGGCAGGCTATTCGATACAATGAATTACAATCGAGTTTATCTTCATATTCAACGGTTCAAGGTCCACTTGTAACATTTCCTCAACTCTATAATCAAATCTCTAGTTTTTCTACATCACTAGGAAATCTTATAGAATACAATGAATTACAATCTAGTTTATCTAGTTTTTCAACTGTTCTAGGGCCTACTATCTTGGTTCCTCAGGTCTATTCAACTATTTCTTCATTTTCTACTTCAATTGGCCAAGTTATTCGATTTAATGAATTGAGATCCACCATTTCTAGTTTTTCGACTGCCCTGGGTCCTACGATACAGGTGCCTCAAGTCTATTCAACTATTTCTAGTTTTTCCACAGCCCTAGGTCCAGTTATAACCATGTCTCAAGTAATGTCTACACTATCATCTATTTCAACGGTGCGTATGGGCGAGTTAAATAGTGCCATATCAAGTTATTCTACGTTACAGGGTCCCTTGGTAACTCTAAATAATTTTTCTAGTGTTCTATCGACACAAAATGTGGTTTCTAAATTAAATACTGGTATATTGAATACATCTACACTTCAGCAACAGGGTATAAGACAACCATTTATCCAATATGGATCCAATGTATTAACTGTGTCTGGAAATAACTTATTAACTTTACCAATTCCATATACAAACGGAAATTATATAATTCA